ATAAAGCTTTTTCATTTACAGCTAAATTATTTTGAAGATTTAAAGCTTTAACTTGACCTAAAAATTCAGTGGTAATATTTTCTGAAGATTCACCTGTAGCTAAAGACAATTGTGATAGTTGAGTAGCTGCTTCAACACTATATCCAGCTTGCTGAACTAATTGGGTTTGAGTAATTAATAAATCTTCATTTAATCGAGCATTAGTTCCTAAAGAATTGTTAATATCAACAAAAGATTTAGCTAGGTTTTCAGTAGTAATAAAAATACTATCACTACCAGAAGCTATTTTATTAAATTCTCTATTTAAACCTATAGCTTGGTTATAAGAAATACCTAAATTTTTAGCTACTGCTCCTGATGCCTTATCTATTCTTAAGAAAGCATCTGCTATTTGTTGTATTATTAATAAAGGTAATGCGGCTTTAGCAGCTTGAGCCAAAGATTTAGCCCCTGCTCCAAATGATTTTAAGGCAGAACCTCCAGCAGCAGCAGTTGCTCTAGCTGCATCAGCTGCTTCAGAAAAGGGTTTTGATAATACTCTTAACCCAGGAATTGATTTAGATAAATCTTCTAAAAAACTAAAGGCTCTTGTTTTGGAAGCAATATCAGATGAGGTTTCTTCTACTTCTTTTAATTCAGCGAGAAGTTTTTGTGTTTCTTGAACTTGAAACTCAATATTTTCAGCTATATTTTTCTGATTTTCATTTCCTTTTTTGGATAAAGTATTTTTAAGGTTATTTAAAAGAATTATTTTATTCTCTAGAGCGGTTCTATCTTTTTGAATTTTAGCTATATTTTTAGAGGTGCCTAATTCATTTAAAGATATAGTATAACTTTCTTGGGCTATTTTATTTATTTGTCTAGCTAAAGAACGTATTTGGTTACGTTCTGCTCTTTCTAATTGTAGTGCTGTGGCACTGTCAGAAAGAAAATTAGACATATCCCTAACATCATTTAGAGTTTCAGCTCTAATACCTGCTAATTCACGTTCTAAATCACGAATTTGTTTTATTCTGTCTAATTCTTCTTGAGAAGCCATATTTAGAATTTATCGTATATAAATATAAAAAATGCCTACTTTTTAGCAGGCATTGAAACATTATAGGTATTGGAAGGATTTATACCAGGTCGATGTATTTCAGCAGGGTTATTTTTTAAAGTATTAGTGGCTTTATTTTGAGCTTCTTCTTGTTTTTTATAAAATTCCTCTAATTTTTTATAAGTAAAATTTCGAAGCCAAATAGGCATATTATATAATGTATGCCAATCATAACCCCCGTTACCATGGAATACTATTTCGTGTATTTGAGAAAATAGATTTGCTCTATATTCCGCTGTCAGGCCAAAAAAAGCTAAGATTGACGGGGATGTTGATGCCCTCCTCTGCACCTTCCCCTGTGTATTTTAAATCAATATCTGGGGCTATTCTGGATACTTCTGTTCTTAATGCCCTAGAGTCTTTAGCTAAAAGATAATTATCTACATATTCTCTAATTGATTTTTTTTCTCTATCACCATCTATTGAAGTAATTAAATATTTTAAACGAGTAGATATTTCAGGAATACTATCTTTTTTAAGTTTTTGTAAACCTTCAATTTCTCTATCTATTTTCTTTTCATCCCCATGTGTTAATATTTTAAAGGTAATTGGGATATTGGCTGTTGGGAGTACAAAATTAAATTCATTTACACCTTCTTCAATTAAATGTGAAGGATCTAATTCTTTATCTTTTAATTCAGTTAAATCAACAGTAAATTCTTCAATTTGACGTGTATTTGAATTGTAGGCTCTAAAAGCATAGTCTTTACCATAACCTAAAACACGAGAAGCAATTAGTAATGCATTTTTATCTCCAATAATCATATCATCTAAATTAATTTTAGATACAACTAATGATTCAATTAATTTATCTAATACGATACCTTTAGAGATATAGTTTTGGTTGGTTAAAATATCTTCTTCTTTAGCAGTCATGTATTTCATTTCTACTTTACCTGAAGATAATGGGTTATCCTTAGGATAGATTAATCCTTTAGATGGCAATTCAACGATTTCAGTGGGAAATTTAAATTTGTTTTCTGTAACTTGTTCCATACAATAAAATAACTAATTTGTGGATATAAATATATAAAAAGAAAAAGGTGTTCCGAGAGGAACACCATTTTTCAAAGGTATGGAGGGTTGGGGTATGCTTAGAAATTCAATATGCAGTAATCCATTGCAATGGTGACATCCAAACTAATTGCAGCTTCTGCGCTCCAATCATATTCACCAAATGTGGCGGTTTTTACATAAGCACCTTTAATTACCCATTGAGAAACCACGTCTCCTACAGGACCTAAGATGTCTAATTGTAAATCTTTTTTATAAAAATCTGAATATCCATCACGGCCTGTTACACTTTCGTGTGCTAGACGTGCCCATTCCATTACGGCTTGAGCTCCTGATGGGGTTACAGGATCATATAATCCTAGTGTCATATCGTTCCATCTTACTTTACCTTTTACTTTACGGTAAACGTTGATATGGTCTAGGATAATTTCACCAGCTTCAAATCCAGGTGCAGTAGCATTTTTTACTAAGTAGGATGGGATACCATCTACATATAGGATAAACCTATTCTGTACCTTTGGTTCAAAGGCGGTGAACATTATTTCGTTTGGATCTTTTACTGCCATTTTGAGTTATGTTTATTATAAATATTGCCTTTTTTAATTTTTAGAATTCAACCCCTGTTGGTGTTACATTGAAGTCTAGGATTATAAATTCAGCTGTTCTAGTAGGTTGGATATAAATTTGTCCTACCATTTGATTTCTATCAATTACATCAGCTGTATTGTTTGTTTCATCCATTACAACTCTGTAAGCATACAATCCTTGACGTTGTTGAATTGATTCTAAATATGGGTTTACTTGGTTTAGGAATCTACCTCTTGTAGCAGCTGTATTTTGTTCAAATAACAATCCTTCACCAATTTGTCCAATTGTACGTTTCAATTCGATTAACAATCTACGAACATTTACTCTATCTAGAGCAGTTGATTTAGTTTGTAGTGTTTTCTGACCGAATATTGTTGGACCTTGTCCTGGGAATGTGGCAATTGGGTTTACTTTTCCTGTGTATAGAGTATCTCTTTGAGCAGGTGTTAATTTTCTTTCTGTAGTAATTGCTCCACCTACACCACCTCTGTTGAATCCAGCAGGTGCAAACCATTCAGCTCCTAATCTATCGTTGGTAGCATATACTCCAGGAATTAGTGTTGAAGCAGGTGACCAAACATATCTTCCAGTTTCAGGAGATAAAATTTGAACCCATGGCCAGTATGTTGCAGCGTAGCTTGAATCTACTGTTGCAGCTGAAGTTACTGCTTGGTTAAGAGTAGCACCGTAATCTCTAGTATCAACTACTACAATTGCATCTCCTCTTTCAGTAACTGTATCGATTGCAGTTGTAATAGCGGCTGAACCATTCTCGATTGTTACACCAGGCATTGTTAAGATTTCGAAATCGTATTCGTCTTTATTTTGTAGCAATGCTAGTGATTGAGTATAGTTATCAGCTACTAGACCTTGAATACTGTTAGAGTTGATATCTTGGTACATTGCTGTAGTATCGTTACTACCAGTACCATATACTAATCCAGAAGCACCACCAAATGCACCTTGACCATCATCTAAATTAACAGATCCGCTACCTGCTTTAGGCATGTATTCTGTATATTCAGATTTTGCAGTACCACTGTTATCAAAGTAGTTGTATAGGGGTGTATTTACAGCTTTTACTCTTACGTAACGTGAATTGTTAGCGAATGAGCCTGTATTTTCGATGTAAGGAACACCATCGGCATCAGTTTTGAATTCTGGTTTTTGGTTTCCAATTACTTGTTCTATATAGTTGGCTGAATTTGGGTCTAATGATAAGTTATTCCAAGTTTCTAAAACAGTTTTAGAAGCTGTATTATCATCACCACGTCTGATTAACAAGCTAAATTGTCCACTTCCTGTATCTACGTTAGCAACTTCCCAACGGATATTATCTGAAGATCCACTGTTTAGTGAACCACTTGGATCTTGAACACCGTTGCTTCCTGTATTGTTCATAATAACTCCAACAGAAAGGGTTTCTAGTTCAAAAGATCCTGTAGTGTAATCTCCTGATCCTGTACCAATAGCGGCAACAGAAGCGGTTGCAGGTGCATAATCACCGTTTACTACTCTAGTAACAAGAGCGGTTTCACCACCTTGTTGGAAGTAATTGTAAACAGCAATTGAAGTTAAGTATTCAAGTTTAGCACTAGCGCTTTCAAAAGCACCTCCAAATTTGCTTTTATAGTCACTATAAGAAGTAACAAGTGTTGGAATATTAACTGGACCTTTTACTGTAGGACCTAAAATTGCAGCTCCAGCTGTAATAGGACCTTGAGTTATAAGAGTTTGGTCGTTTTCACGCGTTAATACTCCTGGGGATAATAATGTTTCAGCCATTTTAATCTAGTTATTTTATCAACGATAAATATATAAGGAGGCTTTAAAAATGTTATTCCATACTGATGATCTCACCTGTTTTTAGGTCAATTTGAGAGTTTCCGTATTTTTCTTTTAATTTGTCTCCTAATTGTTTTTCTTGTACTAAAAGTTTTTCGTGTTCTTCTTTTAGGAAATTTTCTTGTTTTTCTAAAGCAAGTCTAGTTAGTGCAATTTGCCCTAATCCACGGGCTACTTTACTAACGTTTTCTTGAAATAGTTGAATTTCTTTGAATTCTTCCTCTGTTACTTTTGTTTGTTGAATTGACATAACGAATTATTTTTAAATAAATATTAATTGTTTTTTAGTTCTTTTATTTCGGATTCTAATTTTTCTACTCTATCTAATAATTCTTTATTTGATTGAATTAGTAAAGCAGTTAGTTTTTCATAATTTACGGCCTTATATCCGTTACTCCTAGTTTCTACTACCTCAGGTAATACTTCTTCTACCTCTTGAGCAATTACTCCAACGTCTTTTTTACCTGTTTCTTTGTGTGAGATTTCGTTCCATTCGAAAGTGTATCCTCCTATTAGACGGATTTTCTCTAGTGCATTTTCTATAGGTTGGATGTTGTCTTTTAATCTTCTATCAGAAGAGTAGTATGCTACAATATCACCCGCTGTTCTTATAGAATCTCCTGTTGCTGCTGGATCTACATAATACGCGGTATTAGTTCCCTCATAAAATACAGACGCTTTTATTGGTTTATTACCTCCGCTATCCCCAATCCTAACTTCTGTACCAGTATAATATACAAGCTCTAATGGGTCTGCTGCTAATCCAGAATTAACAGTATCAAAATAAGCATTATTTCCAACTATGCCATAACTAGTATTTGCGGCATTTTTAAGTTGTGTGTAATTTATTGTATTTATTCTTGATGTACCTGCAGGATCCACATAATACCCAGTATCATTATAATCGTAGAAAATATTTGCTCTTACATCACCAAAGTTTGTAGCAGAACCACCACCACCATTAATACCACCATACAACCAGTTATATCCAGCCGAATAGATACCAGATGGGTGCCAAGATGCGTTACCAGTACCACCTACGTTACCATTACCCTGATAAGAGTAGGTGTTTAATACATATAATTTAGATGTACTTTGTGGATCCACATAATACGCTGTATTATCATAATCATATAATATTGGTATGCGTCCTTCTACTGTTGAAGTTAATATTTGTCTCCAACCTGGGGAATATGATGAGCCTTGATTGTTATATAATAATATTTGACCACCACCTGCACCTGTAGTTGGTCTAATTATCATTACATGTTCATCGCCCCCATAATCCCAGCCTAATAAAGCACAACCTGCTAATTCAAATGTACCGTATCCTGTATCAGTTAGGTCCCCATTACCCGCATAGCTCCAGTTTGTTTTCCCAGCTCTAAATTGGTTAGTTGCTAAGAATCCATCACTATATAATTCTGTTAATAAAGCAGAAGTGGTGGTTGATGTAAGAGAAGTTTGAGCATATGTAGCTGTACCTGAAGTACCAGATGAGCCTGAAGTACCCGCAGGTCCAGTGGGGCCTGTTGGGCCTGTAGGACCATTTGGTCCGGTTGGTCCTGTGGGACCAGTGGCACCAGAAGTACCTGATGAACCTGAAGTGCCTGATCCACCTGCGGGGCCAGTAGGGCCAGTTGGACCAGTAGCACCTGAAGTACCACTTGAACCTGAGCTACCAGATGAACCATCTGAACCTGAAGTACCTGAAGAGCCACTTGAGCCTGAACTTCCAGAAGAACCTGAAGTTCCACTTGAGCCAGAAGAACCACTTGAGCCAGATGAACCTGAACTTCCTGAGCTACCAGATGAACCATCTGAGCCTGAAGTACCGGAGGAACCAGAGGAACCTGAACTACCTGAAGAGCCACTTGATCCTGAACTTCCAGAAGAACC